TTTAGTAAATAAAAGTAACCATACTAACCATAATGCCGATAACACAAAACCAATGGCCGAAAATCTGTGGTCACTACTCCGAAAAAATGGTAACCACAAGCTAACCATACCAACCATTCCGACATGATACAACTCCGACCTTACCAGCAGCTGCTGATTGACCAAATCAGGGCAGCAATCCGAAACGGCAAAAAACGCCATATACTCTGCGCACCGACCGGTGCTGGCAAGACCGTAATCTTTACCTACATGGTCAGCAACGCTCTCCTTCGTGGGCTGCGCTGCATGATATTCACCGACCGCATCGAACTTTTGAAGCAATCGGATGGATCTCTGGCTCGGTTCGACATCAACCCGGTCCTTATTGAGCCGAAAAACCGCAACATCGACCTCACCGCTCAATGCTTTATCGCGATGGCCCAGACATTCATGAGGCGCAAGGATAAACTTGAGTACATCCACATAATGCAGAGCGTTGACCTGGTCATTATTGATGAAGCACACAAGCAGACCTTCAACGGTCTTCTGGACCTTATTCCTGAAACGGCCATCGTAATAGGGGCCACAGCGACACCGATGCGCAGAGGCAATCAGGAATGCCTCTCAAAATACTGGGAGGTGCTGCACCAGCCCGTTCAGGTCCAGAACCTAATCGACCTCGGCTTTCTCGCGCAGCCGCTGACCTATGGCCTTAAAATGGATTTGAAAGGCATCGGAATGCGCGGTGGTGATTATGACCCGACAGCAATGGCCGAGCGATACTCGGAGCGCAAGACCTACCGTGGTGTCATTATGAACTACCAACGCTACTGCGAAGGACGCAAGGCTATTATCTTCGCATCTAATATTGCCAGCAGTCTTGAAATCTGCCAGGAACTTCAAAAAGCCGGCTATCCAGCCAGGCACGTGGATGGCGAGATGAATCAGAAGGACCGACAAGAGGTGCTGGCATGGTTTAAGGCTTCACCCAACGGCATGCTGTGTAATTGCGACCTGATGACAACCGGCTACGATGAGCCGAGCATTGAGGTGGTAATCCTCTACCGGGCCACGGCCAGCTTGCCGCTGTTCATGCAGATGGTCGGTCGCGGAAGCCGGGTTACGGAGACCAAAAAGAAATTCTGGATCCTGGATTTCGGCAATAATGTCTACCATCACCGTCTCTGGGAGGAAAACCGGGATTGGTCGCTGAAAAAGAAACGTACCAGAAAAGGAGGGGTGCAGCCGATGAAAGACTGCCCATCCTGCGAGGCTCTCCTGCCGAGTGTTGCGCAAGTGTGTCCAGCATGCGGCCATCAGTTCGAGAAAAAGGAAAAAAAGGACGAGCCGATTGTCCACCTTCAGCTGCTCACTCCAACCCAAGTGCGTGAGTTAATTGATAAACCAGGTCTCATCAAGCAGAAAGTGCAACTTGTCAAAATGAAGCAAGTACGGGTTAGAGATGTTCTGCATCAAATGAGCAACAGAGAAGAGGCCATCGAGTTTATTCGCCAACTGGGCTATAAAAGAGGATGGCTATTTCACAACGCAAGACACTACAAGTGCTTTCAGTCATGATCGAGTTTAAATTACAAAGCCAGTGCTTCCTCCACCATTGGAACAACTACCCGGAGGAGCGCGGTCTGCTGTTCACCGTCAACAACAACGCCAGCGACTCGTACCAGGGAGCCGTGATGAAAGCTATGGGCGTGGTGGCCGGTGTAAGCGACATGGTCTACCTGCATCCAGACGGAGCCATGCTGCTGGAGTTTAAGACTCCTAAGGGCCGGCAGAATGACCGCCAAGTCTGGTGGCAGAGCCAAGTCGAGAAAGCCGGGTATCGTTACATCATAATCCGTTCATTCGATGACTTTACCGCACTACTTGACCGATAAACAATTCAGATGGGTGCTGTTCAAGGCATTCAGCTATCACTACATCTGCCAGGTACCACCGCAGTTCAGTGATGACGAGACCTATGGCCGCGATAGAGACGCTTTATTCGCGATTGTAGGGCCGGATGTGCATCAGACGGACTGGAACACCATCTTCGGTAAATGGTCGCATCTACGGCCGATTGTGGAGGCGAGAGGGGCAGCGAAGGACTGCTACGATAACTGGCCGACCGAAGAGTACCTCAGATTGCAGGGGTACATCGACCGGGTGATTGCGGAGTACGAAACGAAAAAGCAATAGGTAATTCTTGCCGATAACGGTGGCGATTGGCGAAGTAAAAGCCTTGCACTACCGTTCAATTTCAGCACTTTAGAAAATAATTTAAAAATATTTTTGAAAAAGTTTGCAAAATCAAATAAAGGTTGTATTTTTACACCAGATTTAAAAACAAACAAAATGACACTAACAGAAAAAATCAACAGCAATCCTTACTTAAAAGTAAGCAACTGCACAGACATTGCAGACATTGAATCAGCAATGGATGACCTTAGAAAACTTGATGCAGAGTTTGGAGAAAACAATAAAACTCTCTTGAAACTTTGGGCAAAGTTTTTGGACAAGAAAAAGAAGTTGGAGGCGAAAACCTCCACTTCTAAGCTGCTGTTTTTTTCTCTTTGATTTTCAGCACTTTAGAAAATAATTTGAAAATATTTTACTTGGTTGATTGAAATAGTTTGCAAAATCAAAATAAAAGACTACATTTGTATCGGGTTAGCAATTAAGCAGCCCATAAAAAACAAACAAAATGAAAAATTTCGAAGTAACATTATTATTGGTTGTAAATCCTTTAAGAGATATTGATTTAGACCAGCCCGAAACAAAAAGAGTTGAATTTAATGTAGATGCAAATTCAGAAGATGAAGCAAGAGTCAAAGCAAAAGAATTAGAAACATCAGGATTATCAGTTTGGGAAAGTTGGGCAAATGAAAACTAAAAAAGAAACAAGGGGAGGCACTCGGCAAGGGTCGGGTGCTAAACCTAAATACAACGAAGAAACTAAAACGGTTGCTTTTCGCTGTCCATTGTCAAAAGTTGAAGAACTGAAATTGATTGTCAAGTCTAAACTTTCGGAGTGGTCGGTAAAATAGCAGCAAACGTTTTCGGGCTTTGCGCTGTTGTGTGTCGGCATTGCGCGGTGGGGAAATTGCGTGTAGGTGCTGTTATCGGCTGCCCTTCTTTCGGAATGATTAACTTAAAAACAAAAATAAAATGTCAGAAAAAAAACAAACAGCAGTAGAATGGTTATGGGAACAAATAGATAATACTATTCCTTTCCAAAACATACAAGTATCTCAAATATTTAACGGATTGCTTGAACAAGCAAAACAAATGGAACGAGAGCAACATGGAAATACATGGGATGCAGCGATAAAAGCACATGATGATAGAGGTCATGTCCATGCAAGGTCACTAACTGATTTTGATGATTACGAGTTCGGTTCATAGGGTTTCCGATAACTACGCCCTTGACGAACCCTTACGTTCTATTTTGGCAAAAACGTAATCAGGTCGATGCTGCTGTTCCTGGTCTCAATGCCATGCTTGCCAACGGGGTGCGGCTGGCCGTCCACACCGGGTGCATAGTTGTACCCGGATTCCTTGATGAGGAACACATTGCCGGATTCAACCCGGACATTGCCGAAGGGGGAGGTGCAGAATCCGTGGCCTTTGGTGACGATGGAGAGCGAGTAGTGCGGTCTGACCTTGTGAGGCTCTACGATGTCGCTGGTGTAATGCTGATGCACCAGCGATGGATCACCAGAGCGCAGCGGTGGTATCAAAGCCGTCTGGGTTAATCCCTCTCCGGCCGATAGCCGACCTTTCGATTCTACCGGTCCTCCAATCGTGAAGAAGCTGCTGAACCCGATGGTCTCGTAATGCTTCTCCGGCAAAACCTCAATAAGCACCATCGTGTGATAGCAGGTGGTGTTCTCCAGTTTGAAACTGCCAGGGCTGCTGAAATACATCCCGGCCAGGAGCGTGTACTTGGGCCGCTGCCCGAAGCTGATTTTGGCGATGCCTCCGGAGACGAACCCAAAGTAGTTGCATTCAGGTCGCAGTGTTACTCCCTCACCGTTTACTATTCGGTAGGTTTTGGTCGGGTAAAAGTAGTGGTCGCTATTGTCCAGGATCAGGCCCGGAGCCGTATCGGTCAGGAGGGTGAAGGAATGGGTGTCCATCAGGGCGGTGAGGTGGGTTTATCAGGAGTCTGGTTCTGGATGCGGAAAATCTTATTAGTCAATCCTACCCATACCCCTAGAATTTGCGCAATTATAAACATTAGGATTGAGTCGGTGTGCTGGATGCGGTTGCTGTAATACAGCCAGCCTACACCGACCAAAAGCCCGACCAGAATTACGGTTGTCGCGGTGTAGGCGTAGGTTTTCATAAGCCAGGAAAAAGCCCTCTCAGGAGACCGCCTACGAACCGGCCTCTTCGCTCTGCTCTGTCTGCTTTGGCTGTTCTGGCTTGTTGACATGAATCGAGATAGATTGAGGCACGGGCAAGTCTCTCCAGCTTCAAATCGACTGAATCCAGCCGGTGCCTTGTACTATCAAATTTATCACTATACAAAGAATCTTGTTGGATTCTGTTTAGGCGAGTCTGTCTTTGTAAGTTTATCTCACTTTTGCTTGACTCCCGAAAATCCAGCCAGTAGTTAATTGCGACTACCAGCACCAGTGCAGCGATTACTATTCTCATAATTCAAATTTATGATAACCGCGAAAGATTGCCTACGAAAATACGGACCACCTGCCCAGGACAACCCATTCCTGACTCTCTGGGATGTACCATCGGCACTCGAAATCGGAGTAATCCCGAAAAAAATCTACTGCAACCGAGACCTGATACAGCCACTCACGGCTGCTTTTCAAGCCCTCATTCAATCCGGCCATGTTTCGGAACTGCTGACCTGGGATGGCTGCTTCAACATCCGCAATGTGCGCGGAAAGTCTAGCCCGAGCCTGCACTCCTGGGGAGTTGCTATCGACATGAATGCCGCTAACAATCCTCTGGGCCTGACCCGGGCGCAAATCGTTGCCCGTGGTCTGAAGCCCTTCTCTCCCGGATTCCTTTCCTGCTTCCGCTCCAACGGATTCGACTGCGGTGCCGACTGGACATCGAGGCCCGACTTTATGCACTTCCAACTTTCGCGGATATGACCGACTACCAGGGCTACGCGATCTTCCCCAGTTGCAACTGCCCGGAGATCGTCTGTGTCCAGAAGCATGGTGCCGGCTACAATGACATCATATTCGTGGAGGACATAAAAAAGGCCATCGAGGTCATCGATTACCTGACCTTGCCGGAGTTTCCCCAGAACTGACTATCTTTGGCTCATGCTAAAAAAAGGGTATTCACAAAAAACCATCTCGAAAAACATATCCAGCGAGATGAAATCAGGAAAGCCGCAGAAGCAAGCCGTTGCCATCGCCTTGTCGGTCGCTGAAAAGGCCAAAAAGAAGGCCAAAAAGAAAGCGCGATAGGTTTCAGCAACAATCGCAAGAAAACATAACACGGCACTGCTAACTTTGCCGTTGTAACATCGTTTATACATCGTGGGTAGTCTGACAAACAAAGGGCGCAACGGTGGCCGACTTTACCGACCTGATAAGGGCGAAACAGCCAACCCAAACGGCCGGCCAAAAAAGATTCCTGAACTCCGGGAACTGCTCGCCAACGTGCTGTCGGACGAGAAGAACGGCAAGACCGCTGCCGAGGCAATCCTCGATGCCCTGCGCAGTAAGGCTCTCCGGGGCGATGTCAGGGCTGCTGAACTGCTCCTCGACCGGGCCTACGGCAAGTCGGCCGTCAGCGTGGACCTGACCGGTGAGGTCAATGTCAACACCGTAATCCGGCCCAAGCCGGTCGAGTGATGCCGTCACTTGACCTTTCCGACCACCGCCTCTGGACGGCCCGGTACTTGCCGGGCATTACCAATCCCAGAACCTACAACCTGCTGTGGGGTTCGGCCGGCTCCGGGAAGAGCCAGACCATGATCCAGTTTTTTCTCTCCGAAATCTTCGACACACAGACCAACCAGAACCAGACTTTTTTCGTGGTCCGCAAAGTCGCGACTACTATCCGAAACTCGGTCTTCGCGGATTTCAAAAACAAGGTCACCGATTGGGGGCTGGAGAAATGGATTCACGCCAAGGCCGCGATGCTCGAGATTCAGTGCGGCACCAACCGCATCGTGTTCATCGGCTGCGACAACCCGGAGAAACTCAAGTCGCTGGCCCAAGCCAAGTACATCTGGGTAGAGGAGGCCACCGAACTCAGCTTTGATGACTGGACTCAAATCACGCTCCGTCTCCGGGGTAAGAGTGTCAGCAAGAAGCGATTCTTCGTCACCTTCAACCCGATCAGCGACAGCCACTGGATCAAGCGTGTGTTCTTCGATGAGCGTCACAAGATGGAGGCCGACTCGGTGCTGGACATTCACGGCACGTACCAGGACAACATCGACAAGCTGGATGCCGAGTACGTGGCACGGATGGAAGCCCTCGAGGTCATCAATCCAACTATGCACCAGATCTACGCTCTCGGCCAGTGGGGAGTGTGGGATCGGGAGTCGCTCTTCTGCCAGCACTTTGACGAGAAACGCCACGTGGTGGATGGCGAGATCAAGGCTCACCCGGATTACGAACTCTACCTCAGCTTCGACTTCAACGTGACCAACACCTGCGTGCTATTCCAGTTCATCCGCAACACTGAGAAACACGCAACCCTCGCGCACATCAACGTGCTGAAATGCTACCGCATCGGTGACCTGGTGCAACTCTGCCAGACGGTGCGGATGGAGTATCCGGGCCTGCGCTACATCATCAACGGAGACCCGGCCGGCCGGAGTCGCTCGGCTTTGACCCACGGTAATCAGAGTGCTTACCAGATTATCAGCACCCAGCTGAACATCGCAACCGAGCAGCTTCAGGTGATGGCCTCGGCACCGAGCCACTTTGCAACCAAGGTCATCAGCGACCTGGTGTTTCAGAAATGCGTGGTCCGAATCAGCAAGCCCTACTGCGGTGTGCCGAAGCAGCTGGCCTACACGCCAACCGGCATGGCCTACGGTGACCTCATCAGCGACTTTAAAGAGGCGAAGGTCGACCGCATTGTCAGCCTCGACCCCTGGAAGAAGAAGAACCCGGACAAGTCGCATGCTCTGGATGCCTACCGCTACTTCATCTTCACCAACTTCCGCGACATTGCTGCCGATTACAACCTCTCCAAATTCGGGGTTGATGGATTCGATTAGTTTCTTACTTTTGCGTTATGGCATGCAATGACTGCTCCTCCTGCTACCCACTCTGCGACCTGGTCATCAGTTGCGCTCAGGTGGTGTTCGTGACCGTGCCGCCAGCCTACACCGGAGAGACAATCAATCTGCGACTGGTCAACGGCCGCAATCACGTTGCCATCATTCCCGGGCTGCCGATTACCTCGGGAGTGGTCGAGTTCAATGCGGTGGATGAGTTGCCGGAAGCATTCTTAAACCCCTACGGAGGACCGTTCACTCTCCAGTTCTTCGACCCGTTGCTGCTCCAGCCGATTGAGTTCACGGCCAAGGATGCCAAGGTCTATTCTTGCGTCACGTTCCACGTGGAGCAGACTACCGGGAGCGACACCACCGATGCCATTATAAACGCATTCAATGACACCATTGCGACACCTTACTGATGAATATACTACTAGTTGCGGTGGCAAGCGCAGAGGGTGCTGCCTCATTGTGCCTATTGTCACTGATGACGGCTGCGCTGTCCTTGTTCA